TAACACTGCAAGCAACTGATGATTCCTATAAGATAGGCATACACGGCTCAAAGGTTGGTATGACCTACACTGATGACAAGGCGTTAATAACTTATAGGTTTGAATTTTGAAACTAACTAAAACGAGGATGCGGTAATGGGGCGAACAGCAAGGAGACGGGCGAAACAATACCCTACATTTGCAGGACCGAAGGGTAAGGCTTTACCGGCACACGAAGATAATGATAAGAAACCTATAAGTCAAGTAATGTCTACGAAGCCGCCTGCAGTGAGTGATGATGAGGTTGAGGAGTTTAAGAAGAAAAATCCAGATAAGTTTACGGTTCTTAAACCAAGTAAGAAAGGCATGCCTAAAAAGAATAAGGAATACTGGGAGTTGCGTGGGGCTACCGATGCTAGCCCTTAATGTGGTATAATATATAGGAGAGAATTATGTTAGACCTTGATTGGAGAGAAGATGGGACAGATAAGGGGTTGGATTTACACTGGTGCGGAGAAAGTTATATACTTGAGTTAGAAGGTAATGAGGTTATATTGCATTTAGATTGGGATGAAGTTGATGCTTTAATATCTTTAGCCCTTGCATATAGAGAACTTAAAAGCACTAAGGCTAGATTAGGACTTCCACTTTTAGGGGAAGGTGGCGGAGATGGTGGTGGTAACGAAGAAGAAGTTGTTAGCTATGGAGGAACTAAATGAAAACATTTGAGGACTTTGGTATTAAACTAGGCAGAGCAACGTCTGGCCAAACCCATACCCAATGTCCTAGTTGTTCTTCTCAGAGAAAAAAGAAGAAAGCTGCATGCCTGTCTGTTAATATAGACGAGGGGATTTGGTTGTGTCATCATTGCGGATGGGCTGGCACCCTGGCTAATGGTAAGGATAATGTTGGGCCATCAGCGCTTCACTGGCGTAAGCCTAAGTATGTTAAGCCTGATCCATTGCCCACAACTAACTTGAAACCCACTATAGTTAAGTGGTTTAAGGACAGGGGTATAAGTAAAACTACATTAGTTGAAACTGATGTAAGCGAGAAGAAAGTGTACATGCCACAGTTAGAAGATTTTACTATGACTATTGCTTTTCCTTACTATAAGAATGGGGAGTTAATTAATGTTAAGTATCGGGATCATAAGAAAAACTTTCGACTAGAGGCTGGTGCACAGCGATGCTTCTATGGTATAGATGATATAGAAGGTGAGAATATTAATGTTGTTATAGTAGAGGGGGAGATAGATAAGTTATCTTTATGGGAGGCTGGTATTAGAACCTGTCTTAGTGTGCCAGACGGTGCCCCTCCTGTTAACAGCACAGACTACTCATCTAAATTTGATTACTTGAATGACCCTTGGCTACACTCAGAAAAATTTAAGAGTGTAGATAAATTTATTATAGCCGTTGATAATGACGAGCCTGGAAATAAACTGGAGGAAGAACTATCAAGGAGATTGGGTAAGGACAGATGCCACAAAGTTGTGTGGCCTGAAGGATGTAAGGACTCTAATGATGTTTTAGTAAAGTATGGAAAAACAGTTTTGTCTGAGTGTATTGAACACGCCAAACCTTACCCCATAGCGGGTACTTATAATGCTGACAACCTCACAGAATCAATAGATAGGTTATATGATGGTGGTGTAGAGCGAGGCGTGAGTACAGGATGGACAACGATTGATCCATATTATTTAGTTAGGCCGGGGGCTTTCACTGTTGTTACTGGTATTCCTAGTAGTGGTAAATCAAACTGGATGGATGCGGTAATGGTAAACATAGCTAAAAAACATGGCTGGAACTTTGCTATATTCTCACCAGAGAACCAGCCATTAGAAGATCACATGGCTCGAGTGCTAGAAAAATATATAGGGCAACCATTCACTGATGGGCCAACACCACGAATGAGTAAGGAAGATTTAGCTAGGGGAAAGAGCTGGCTTACTAAACATTTTACTTGGATACTTCCTAGTGATGATAAAGAGTGGTCTATTAATGTAATTTTAGAGGCAGCGAAGAGGCTCGTCTTAACTAAGGGTATACGTGGTTTAATTATTGATCCTTGGAATGAGTTGGAACACACAAGAGAAGGAAATCAAACAGAAACAGAGTATATTTCTATAGCATTAAAGAGAATAAGACAGTTCGGTAGAAGGTATGGTATACACATATGGGTTGTTGCTCACCCCGCTAAGTTATATAGGGACAAGAATGGAAAGTATCCCATCCCTACTCTGTATGATATTAGTGGGTCGGCAAGATGGAGAGATAAATCGGATAATGGGATAGTAATCTGGCGTGATCTTCAGAAGGAAGAAGGGTGTTCTATCGAGGTTCACGTAGAGAAGATTAGGTTTAGACAAGATGGTAAGCGTGGGATAGGCGAGCTAACATACAACTGGAGAATGGGAACTTATCACCTGCCACTTGATGCTACAAAGGAAATACCTCCTCAATTTTTCAATGGATAAGACATGGAAAAAATTTGAGCGGTGGGTTGGTGCTTTTTTAAGAGAGCTGGGGGACCAGGCGCTTAGAGTTCCAGTAACAGGGAGAACAAGAGGAGATTCGCCAGACGTAACAAGTGATTATCTTTCTATTGAATGTAAGTATAGAAAGCAAATACCTCTATGGATTAAGGATGCAATGGCTCAGGCTGTCGCTTCATCAAGAGAAGGGAAGACTGCAGTTGTGTTCTTAAAGGAAAAGGGTTCTTCATTTGAAGATACATTAATAATATTTAGAGCAAAGGATTTTATGGATAAACTTAAAGATGAATAGACAAATGTTTAATTTAGTTAGAGCTATAAAGGCAGAGGAACCTCCTTGTACTAAGTGCAACTGGTTCAAAAGGTGCTCCCTTAATAGGGTAGCATGTGTAATGTTTAAAAACTATGTTGAGTTAGGAGAATCTATAGGAGATAACAAACCAACAACAGAAACATACAAGGAGTTATTTAAAGATGTCTGGTTTGGAATCTCTGAAATCTCTTACACCTAAATCTCCTAGCATTTGGGGGCCTGCTAATAGAGTTCCTTGGACTGACGTGTGTATGATATTATCTACAGTTAGCAACGAGGCCTCAAGATATGGAAGGCTAAAGTATGCTATGGAGTATTGGCAAAGGCCACATATTTTTAGGAGCCTTTTAAGGGCAGCATCAAAGGTTGAATGGAATAAAGTTATACGTAATAAAGACATGTATAACATAATTTCTTTAGCCCTAGAAGAATCTTTAAGCCCTGCTATATGCCCTAAATGCAATGGAAGAAAGCAAGTGATAGTTCAGAGTAGTATATATAAATGTGATGTTTGTTTAGGTGTAGGTACTAGATCAATTAGTGACAGCGTAAGAGCAAGATATATATTTAAAGATATAGATAGTACTCGTGCATATAGACATAGGTATATTAAATATATTAGGCATAATTATTTTAATACTCTTATAGCTACTACACAAGAATGGGAGATAGAATTACATAGAGCCTTTAAGAGAATAAGATGAAATCAAAAAAATATTTGAAGTGGGTTGCAGACCAGCCATGTATTTATTGCGGCAAGGATTCTCAAGCCCATCATCTTAGGATACTAGCCCTGGGCTCTGGTATGAGTAAAAAAGTTCCTGACTATTTTACTCTACCAGTATGCTACGAACATCATGCAGAATGCCATAACGGTACAATAGATAAGGAGACGCAAATGAGATGGTGCCTACAAACTATAGATAGAGCGTTCAAGTGTGGTATAATAGAAGGTAAGTTTTAATGGGTATCGTAACCAAGAATAAAAAATTTAAGATAGATAATCTAGAATCTAAAAGTGATTGCTGTAGATATATAGATTCTTTAGACTTGACAAGCGGTAAGGTAGAGGTTATAGTTAGACCTTACAGCAACAAGAATCAAAGGTCAATAGATCAGAACAATAGATACTGGCATATGATAAGGCAATCATCTAATGAATCTGGATACACTGTTAATGAGCTACATACCATAATGACTATGGAAGTTTTAGGTATGCAGGAAGTTACTAGCCTTAAAGGAGAGACGCGAGAAGTACCAATACAAACATCTAGTTTAACTGTATCACAATTCGGAGAGTATATGGACCAGGTTGAATCAGTTTTAATAAATGCTGGTATATACTACCCTCAACCGGAGACGTAATATGTCTGACTATAAAATGAACTACCTTCCAGATGAAGGTGATGAACAGCAACAAAGGGATAACGAAGAAAGAGAACAGTACGAACAAGAGTATGAACAATGGTTGGATAACCTAGAGAAGAAGTCTAAACTTCAAAGAGAGGAACAAGATGACTCAAACCATAAAGGAAATTGAGCACCAGCTTAAGAGACCTTTCCCTGTTGTTAAAATTAAATGGAGAAAGGGTGGTGGCAATAAAGAACTAGCTTATATAGATGCAAGAGATGTGATGGATAGGCTAGACGCTACCTTTGGTATAGCTGGTTGGCAAACTAGCTATGATTTTATAGGAGACAGAATGATATGTTGTCTAGTCTGTAAGATAGGAGAAGAGTGGGTTGCTAAATCAGATGGAGCTGATGATACTAAAATAGAATCGGCAAAAGGTGGAATAAGTGACTCATTAAAAAGAGCAGCAGTTTTGTGGGGAATCGGGAGATATCTCTATCATCCAAGAGCATTTGATAAAGATAAGAACCCTGCTTCCTGGGCTACACCAGAAGGATTCGATGCTCTGATGGCAAGTAAAGCATCAGTAACTAAACTGCATACAACGGAGAAGATAGATGGCAGCAAAGAAGACAGTAAAAGCAAACCATTCTAAAAAGGAGCCGACTGAATATGATATACTGGTACTAGAGTTAATAAACAATTCCTTGTCAGTAACACGGTCAGTACTAGAAGTTGGTTCAGCTATGGCAAATGATTGCCATGATGTTGATTATACAATACATAAGATATGTAATTTAAAAGGATATAAACGAGAAGATTATTGGGAGGATTTTAAATAATGCATTGGTATGATAAGGAGGGAACACCTCAACACTTTGTACCCAGCAAGAACGGAAAGCTCAGGGCTTCTACACTGCGCGATGCAAGGAAACATGGGTGGATGCCATCAGTTACATCTGTGCTAGATATAATGGCTAAGCCAGGGCTGGATCAATGGAAAATTAACAAGGCCATTAGTGCGGCTCTATCATTAGATAGGTATGAAGCGGAAACAGATGAAGAATACAGAAAAAGAATCTTAGAACATTCTAGAAAAGAATCTAAGGAAGCCTCTGAGAGAGGGACTAGAATCCATAGCATGTTAGAGAAATCTTTTAAGCAAGAAGAAAAACCTGAAGGAGAAAATGAAGCTATCTTTAACTCTGTTAAGTCACTGTTAGATATAAACTGTGGTGAACAAGAGTGGGTGTCAGAGGTAACATTCTCTGAGCCGCATTTAGGCTATGGAGGAATGGTAGATTTAATCTCAGATGAGTGGGCTATAGATTTTAAAACAAAAGAGTTTGGAGCTGACCATAAACAGTTATCTTATGAGTCTATGGCTTACCAACTAATTGCCTATGCAGTAACAGGATTAGATAAGAGTTACAGAGATACCGGAGAAGCAAGCGTTAGGAGAATGGCTAATATATTTATTAGCTCTACGAACCCAGGACTATCGGTGTTCCACGAATGGAAGAAGGAAGACTTTGAAAGATACTGGGAAATTTTTAGTTCATCATTAACATTATGGAAAAATGTTAAACAATACTGGCCGGAGAAACACAATGAAGGGAATTAATAAAGCTATTATATTAGGGTATGTTTGGAAGGAACCCACAATACGTGCTACTAAAAATGGTAGCAAGATAGCGCAAGTAGACATGGTAACAGAGTCAGGTTACGGGGAGTATAAAAAATCTGATTGGCATAAAGTAATCTTCTATGGCAAACAAGCCGATGTGGTGGATTCTTATGTAACTAAAGGTACTAATTTATATGTCGAAGGATCAATTGATTACAGAAAATATACAGGCAAAGATGGTATTGAAAAATATACTACAGATATAAAAGGTTTTATATTACAGATGATCAATAGTCCTGACGCTTACAAGGAGGTGGAAACTCCCCCCGAATATAAGAAAGAAGTTTCTACAGGTATGAAAGAAGCTATGTCTGATATATCTAATCAGGTAGTAGCTGATGACATACCATTCTAAAGGCGAACTATTTGATGAGGTAATGTATAAACTCGCAAGAGAAATATACAAAACAAGACTGGAGGGCTCAGAAGAAAGTACCAAATCTTGGGAGGAAACATTTCTAAAGCACTCCGGCGTAACAATAGATGAGTACATAAAGTACGCTCAAGAAAATAACCTTAAAGAGAAATACATAAATGCTGAAAGAACATGATAGGTATACAGATAAAGATGACAGTGTTATAATAGAGATAACAGAAGATAATTTTTCTTTGCCTAAAAGAGCTACTAGAATGGCAGTAGGGTATGATCTCTTTGCTACATCAGATAACACCATAAGGCCATTAGATAGAAAACTAATAGGTACTGGAATCAAACTACATATGCCAGAAGGAATTGAAGGACAGATAAGGTCGAGGAGTGGGCTAGCACATAAGTATGGAGTGTTTGTTTTAAATTCACCAGGAACAATAGACCCAGATTATAGAGGAGAGATAAAGGTATTACTATGCAACATGGGTCACATGCCTTTCGACATATCAGAAGGAGATAGAATAGCTCAACTTGTATTTAGCAAATACGAAACGCCATCATTTAACCACACATCAATCTCTCATTATGAAAGAGGTGAAAAGGGATTTGGTAGCACAGGTATCAGCAAGGAAGATATTAATGAATGAATTTAATACAGAGCTAGGAACAACAACATTTAGAAATAAGTATGCATCTAATACTTTTGAGACATGGAGGGATAGAGCGCATACTATTGTAGACGATGTCTGCGGAACACGCAACGGCAAAGACATGCCGGTTATGTCCAAACAAGATAGAGATTATCTAATAAAGATTATAACAGAATTAAAATTTCTTCCAGGAGGACGTTATATATATTACGCAGGGAGAGATGCGAGCTTCTGGAATAACTGTTATCTTCTTAGACTAGAGGAGGATTCAAGAGAAGAATGGTCAGCAGTAACACAAAGAGCCATGTCATGCTTGATGACAGGAGGCGGTATTGGTATAGATGTAAGTATTGCTCGCCCGAGTGGGCGTCCACTACGAAGGACGGGTGGCGTAGCTTCAGGTCCGCTTCCGCTCCTAAATGTTATAAACGAAGTGGGCCGCAATGTTATGCAAGGAGGGTCGAGGCGGTCAGCTATGTACGGTTCCTTAAACTGGCAACATGAAGATGCTCAAGATTTCCTAAAGATTAAAAACTGGCACTATTCTAAAGTACCTGGGACAGGACTATCATTAGCAGAGGTCAAGCGTAATAATTTTAATTACCCAGCCCCTCTTGATATGATGAACATCTCTTTAAATTACGACGATGAATTCCTTAAAGAAGTAAGTAATGATAGAATGCCTGACATATTTATGGAAAACTGTAAGCAGGCAATGATGACGGGAGAGCCAGGGTTTAGCTTTAACTTTGGAGACAAGCAAGATGAAACCCTGCGTAACGCCTGCACAGAAATAACATCGAGCGATGATTCTGATGTGTGTAATTTAGGAAGTATCAATATGGGTCGAATAGAAAACATAAAGGAATTTAAGGATGTTGTTAACGTGGCTTCTAAATTTCTAGTATGCGGGACTATAAGGGCACACCTACCTTATACAAAGGTAGAAGAAGTTAGGCAAAAGAATAGACGCCTGGGTCTAGGCTTAATGGGAATGCATGAATGGTTACTTAAGTCTGGATATAAATATGAGATGAATGATGAGCTAAAGAAATGGCTTAAGATATACAGAGATGAATCCGAGAAGGCTGCTAACGAGCACTGTGATAGGTTCTTCTTAAGCAGGCCCAAAGGATATAGGGCTATAGCCCCGACAGGTAGCATCAGCATCCTCGCTGGCACCACCTCTGGAGTGGAACCAATCTATGCTGTGGCTTATAAAAGAAGATACTTACAGGAAGGAACCAAATGGAAGCATCAGTTTGTAGTAGATGGGGCTGCCCAGAATCTTATAGACCAGGGAATTAAACATACGAATATAGAATCAGCTATAGATTTAGCAGCTGACCCGGAAAGAAGGATAAAGTTTCAATATGAATTACAGAAGTATGTGGACCACGCTATTAGTTCTACCCTTAATCTCCCTACTTATGGCACCGAACTAAACAACGAAGGAACGTTGGAAAAATTCTCGAAGATAGTATCTAAATATGCGCATGGTCTTAGGGGCCTCACACTCTACCCCGAAGGTAGTAGAGGAGGGCAACCAATAACAGCCTGTGATTATGAAGAAGCTCACTCAAAGAGGGGGGTTATCTATGAAGATAACAGCGATGAACAATGTATGACAGGGATTTGCGGAATATGACACAAAAACAAGAGTGGTGGAAATGGCACAAGTTAAACCCTAATGTATATGAATTGTTTAAAAAGTTTACATTTGAGGCTATCGACAAAGGACACACTAGATTCTCACATTGGCTTGTAATGAATAGGATTAGATGGGAAACATCTATTGATACAGTAGGAGATGAATTCAAAATACGCAATGATTTCATAGCTTACTATGCAAGATTATTTATGCACGAATTTCCAGAACATAATGAAATTTTTGCAATCAAGAAAATGAAAGAAGATACTACACCATGAAAAAGAAAGAGCCAAAAGACTTACTGATAATACCTGACTGTCATGCTGCGCCTGAGTATGATAACAAAAGATTCTCAGCGCTTGGCAACTTTATAATAGAACAACAACCAGAAATAATAGTTTGCTTAGGAGACTTTGGGGATATGCCTAGCCTATCATCTTATGATAGAGGCACCAAAGGATTTGAAGGCAGGCGATATAAGAAAGACATACTATCGGTTATAGACGCACAAGAAAAACTCTTTGCGCCTATAAAGAAATTCAATGATGTTAAAAGAGAAAGAAAGGAGAAACAATATAAACCAAAACTACACATGTGTCTTGGTAATCATGAAGATAGGATAGAGAGAGCTGTCAACTCGGCACCGGAATTGGAAGGAGCAATAGGATTAAGCGACTTACAATATGAAAAGTTTGGATGGAAGGTAACACCTTTTAAGAGTTGCCTATCCATAGAGAACATAATCTTCTCTCACTACTTTACATCTGGCGTAGCAGGCAGGCCAATAAGCTCAACCCATGTAGGGTTTCACTTAGTATCTAAACTGCACTGCTCAGCGGTGCAAGGACATTCGCACTTGTATAATCACGCAGAACAAACTAGACCAGATGGGCAGAAAATCTTCGGGTTATCTGCAGGGTGCTATTCACATCCACACTATTCTGAAAGTTGGTGTAGAGATACAGAGTATAACTGGTGGAGGGGAGTGGTTTCATTAAAGGGGTTAGATGGAGAAGGCTACTACGATGAGATTAGTTCTATAACCCAACGTAAACTAACCAGGAGTTATCTATGAGCGAACTAAAGAGATGTCCATTTTGTAATGGTGTTGCTAATGCAGGGTTATTCCTGGTCGGTTGCCCGAAATGCAAGATGACATTTCCATTTGACCCACAAAAGAAAGGAGCTATGAATGAAGCAATAGATAAGTGGAATAAGAGAAAGACGGATGATTAGAACAGCGCTAGAGTTAGTTATCTGGTATGCTTGTTATATTTTCATTTCTGGTTTTATTGCCTACTTGTTTTTGGGATGAGATACTTGTCGCCCCCGAAAGGGGGCGTATTTTTTTAACACACCCACGAGGAAATGCATGGGTAGCGAACCAATCACCACTCTCATCTTTCGTACACGCAACCTTGATAGTATCCTTATCTTTATATATAAGATATCCATAAGTATAGAAAGTTGGAGAAATAACCTCCTCAAGTTTTTCCCACCCACACGTTGCAAATATATCACGCCACTCTACCTCTACTAGTAAAGGCTTCTTTACTTTCACTAGAATAACCTTTCAAATCTCTTGAGACTTTCAGCCCACTTCCTATGTTCTTGTATGATTTTAAACATATGTTCTCTGTACTCATTAGCAAGTCTTTCTCTCTTTTCTCTGCTCAAGCTTGGATCACTCAACATCCGCTCAGCCCGTTGCTGTATTTTTCTAATCTCTCTCTCCTTAAAATACAAAGCAGTTTCTACATCCTGTGGACCCAGCTTCTGACGACTGACGCCGAACCATGAAAGAGTAGCATCCTTCAAAGTGTACCTTGGCAGTCCATCCCTATCTACATTCCCATCAATAATATCAGCAGCCATCATGGTTTTAATTAATGGTCCGCCTCCTGTGATAATATCTCCCGCCTTATTGCGAGGCGTAAGCATTGGTGGAATCATATAACTAGCTACAAACATCATCATATCTTGATACCTTTGATGCACTGGATCAAACTCATTATATATAGGCTGTCTAGTAAAGGGGTCCTTATTAAGTTTAAGGGCAATAGGTATTTCAGCAGGCCCTGTAAACATCCCTATGCTCTTATAGATAGCATCACCAAATTCACCCTTCGCTACATTCTTAGCAAGAGCTACATGAGCACCCCAAGGTAAGAAGAAACTTACATCCCACGCCTGCCATCTGTTGTTCTCATCCTTATACGGAAAGACCATGGTGCTAAACTCTTTCTCCATATAGTCAGGTAAGAAATCCATCAAAGCGTCCCAATCACCCTCATCCAGGTCATCATTCTGAGACAAGAACATTTCCATTAGCAGGTAAGGTAACGCAGCATATTTAAGGGAAGCGAATGGATGGTTCTTTATATTTCTAGCCATCTGAGCCATCACCTTTGCATTAAAGGTAATAAACGGAGAGCCTAACGGTAGGGTCCTTAGCATCCTAATGCCCTGTGAAACATTACCATAGTCTAGAAGCGCTTCATTAGCTAGCTTAGCTGCCTCAACCTCTTTCTTGCCATGATTCTCCATGAGGTCTATCATCTTAGCAACCTTAAACAATACCTCTGTCTTCTGGTATGCCCTGCCTCCAACATCCCCATAGTCATTAAAGAATATCCTAGCTCTAGCCCACATACCCTCAAAGCTATCTCCTTTAGCCTTTACTGTAGCTAACTCCCTATCAATCTGACCCAGTTCTGTAGCTGCAAACGTAGTTGTTTCAAGACCATACTTTCTAGCAAGCTGCATGTATTTACCATTAGTAGATACGTCATGCATTGCTTTGCTTACCGCACCAGGAATCCTTAAGAAGTTTGTCCCAGATACATTCATTAGTATAGCATTAGATATCATATTCCTAACCTGAGTGGGAATATTCATTGGGACTTTAGTATACTTAAAAGTTGTCTGCGCTCTGCCACTCCACTTTAGTAGCCATCCCCATGTAGGATTACCTGTTATGCCAAGGCCATTTATATCATTCCATATATCCTTATGCACCCACAGCTCACGCATAGCGCCGTACCTAGGAGAGTCAGGAACCTTCCTGTAGTTATCCATGTTAAGCCCACGCATATCTACACTAACCTGATCAGCTGCTGCATTCATTTCTGAAGAAAGTTCTAGCATTTCAGCCGACCTTGCGGGGTCAACCCTCTTGCCAGCATTAGCTCTGGTAGATATATCCGACGCCAGATTCTTAAAATAAGCGGCTGTCCCTATCATATTTCTGAAGGTCATTATCTGACCAGGCAATACCCATTTGTTATTACCAGGATCACTGGCTATATAGCTAAGGTATTCTATGATAGCTAAGTCACTACCTGCCATAGTAAGATACCTGCCAGCCAAGAATGCTGGATCATCTATACGACCAGATATAACATCATTCAGAAATTTCTCATGATCTTTTCTATGTTTAGTATACGTAAGACTTGACGCTCTAAGACCACCAATACCTATCCTATCACGCCCACCCATTACGTGTTCCATATAAACACGGGGTAAATACTGGTTCTTCCATTCAGCATATTGAGCATCAGTAATAAGACCCGCAGCAACTAGCCTCTCACCCATGCTAGCTATCTCTTTCTTTGTCTCGATTACCTTTTCCTTTATACTGACAGATGGAGCTGTAGGGCCAGCCCTGGCCCCTCTTACTACAGTTCTATGTTCAGCAAACTTAACCTTTCTAGTTGGGAGTTTAGACGGGTCAGCATTCCTGGTAGTAAAGTATTTATATATGGCTTTCTTTTCTGTGGGTGTAGCCTCGTTAAGAACATCAAAAACTATCCTACCTGTGTTAGCCCATTCTCCTACCTTTCCCTTGGTAAGCATACGTTTAGCCTCTAAAAGAGTATACCCTTCTACAGCCATCAAAGGTTCAATCCTTCTCTGCATCCACTTAAGCGCTGAGTTTGCACGAGCAGTCCCAATCCTAGACTTAACAACCTCTCTAGCTGTCTCTCTTTCTAACCTTCTAGACTCAACTATAGCAGAGGAATTAGGTTGACTTATAACTTTCTTAGTAGAGAATATACCAGTACCAGAATCAAATGATAGATCATCAACAGATTTATATTGGTTATCATCCAGAAGAGTCCAGCTTTTACTACCAACATCTTCTGCATCATTGGTATATTCTATTGAATCGTAACCCTCTTCTTTTAAGAGCGCTCTTAATTCCCTAGAAAATTTTGCCTCTAAGCCAAACGCTCCAGCTATATCACTCTCATCAAGTAAAGACCTCCTAGTTCTAGCATTGCTTCTAGCAAGCTTAGATATCTTCTCCCATACAACCTCTTGTGACTCTGGGGAATTGTATGCTACACCCCCCCCTAGAACTCTATTAGCATGAGTAAACCAAGAAGTTGGGTCACTAAAGTTTCCTAGGTCTCCAGCTATAAAAGGATTCTGTACATTTATATATCCACGCCTTATATTAGCCCCCTTCTCAAACCATGTGTAACCAACCTCTTTCTGCATACCTAATGAATCAAATAAACCCTGAGCATCAGCTAAATTATCTGATGTTCTTAGTCGAAGCTTAGGGTCCCAACTAATAGCTATCTTGTCTAGGTCACGATTAGAAATCCTAGCCTCCCACCCAGGTTTCCACGCTTCCACCTCATCAGCTAACTCAGCCAAGGCTTCACTCTCTTGGATTGGCTTATCTCTAAAGTGTTTTGATGCAGATATATTAATAGCAGCAATAGAGGTTCCTACATGTAATCCAAGTTGGGTCTTCTCTATTAGAGGAGCGCTCCAATCGCTAGGAGTTCCATGATACACAGGTTCTTTCATTATAGAGCCATCTAGAAACTCCTTCCTTTTCCTATCCCTAAGCCTAGACATATTCTTGGAATCGCCATGCCTTTCTAAGGCTAGTATACCAGAGTGCCAAGTAGAATAACCAATAAGATTTACAATATCATCAAGAGTTATATTTGAAGCATTCATATCAGTTCCAAATACCTTATTGAAAAATGTTCTAAATGCATCCTTTATCTTATCTAGTAATCCTTTTCTAGAAGGAGAGTCTAAGGCTGGTTGCTTGATCTCTACTACATGAGCAAGAACCTCTTCCCAGAACTCACGCCTACCGTGGAAATTAATATGCTTGGCTGCTGGGTCAAACGGCCTGCCAGAATCAGCTTTCTTATACCCATAGTTACGCATTACCCTAGCAACAGCTGTATTAACTATGTCGTCCCCATTCTGCCCTAACTTATAAAGCTCATCTAGAACTGAGTTCCATTCGCTACCGCTGAATACATCTCTACCAAAGTGTACCCCTACCTCATGGAATAACAACCCTCTTACATCTTTGGCAGTCATGTCAGAAGGGAGTTTATCTCGTATAAAACTGATAGTTCCGTTGCCTCTAGAGACAAAGGCCTGAGCAGTATCAGACGCGCCCATGTCCTTTGCCTTGTTTCTATCTATAAAGTTTATAAACCCTATCTCTTCTAGTCGTCTTGCTCCCTTATCCCCAAAGATACTTCTAACCTGAGACCTAACTAACTTCTCTGCCTGCCCAGGAGAATGGAATGTTGTTGTCTTGTTAAGACGCCTGCTCTCTACAACATCATCGTTCTCTTTCGTTTCAGTTAGCTCATTTTTTGTGTATGCATCCTCCATAGGAGAGACATACCACTCCATTATGGAAGCGGCAATATCTTCTTTCTTTCCTTTGGGGTTATAGTTAAAGTCGGGATTTAAAGCTTTAATATTAGCTGCTAGACTTTTAACTTCATCGACTGAATAGCCGTTTTGTGATGGTGGGGTGGTTAACTTACTGTGCAGGTCAGCTGGATTCTCATTAGCTAGAATAGAATCAACGCTTACCTTATCTATAGACTTCCCTTTTTTTCTATCGGCTCTCTCTCTTGCATACTGACGATCTAGAGCAGACTCTTCATCGGCTATCCCATAGCCAAACAGCCTGTCAAACTCTGCCTCAGATATCTCTCCTTCTTCTGCGACCTCTCTTCCTACTCTAGCTACATCAGCTTGATACATCTCATCTGTTTGTTGCTCAGCTGTCTGCTCTTCGTCTACTACTTCTGCCTCATCAAGGCTTGTTTCAACAGGTTCTATATCCTCCATTAACACAGGACCTTGATCAAACTTCCATGTGTATTGAAGTTCTGGGCTAACCTTTAGTATCCAGTCACCGTCTGGAGTTTGATCTAAACCTTCCCTACCAAACTCCGACTTAAATTCACCATTTTTATCCATAAGATAGTCAGCATCCTTGCCTCCATCTGTATAAACATCTATCATCTCTTCCATAAATTCTGTAGAGATGCTCTCTGGGTCTTCGGCTAGAGTCTCAAAAAATAAATCTATATTATCCCTGATCTCTACAGATACAGCTTTCCCAGGTGTAATTGTTCTTTCAGTCTTAAAGGTTGCACCAGCAACAGCTTGAAACTTGTCACCCATATTACCAAAAACAAAAACCTCAGCCTCTATTATATCTTCTGGGTCAACACCTTCTTCTCTAGAAAGACCTTGGGGTTCCTCTGTGCCCACATTCTCATCTACGCTCCAATCTTCTCCTCTCTTATGGGACACAATAGATATTTTACCTGTGTCGTGAGAGTCATACACCTCCCATTCCATCTTCTGCGCCCATTTAAGAGCCTCATCCCTATTATCAAAAGAGTATACTTCTCCCCCTCCCATTCTTGCGCCACTATTATCTAGCCAATTGGTTGCTGCACGAGCACCGCCAAACCTTTGTATGCCATCCTCTATAATAGATTCTACATCTTCAGTTCTAGTTATATGGTAAAGCGTATCATCTGGATTTTGATCTTCAACTACAGCGACCGCTACTTCTTCATCTACTTTTTTTTTAGTATCTAGGAAGTCTCTGATAGGACCAGTATCCTTTCCTTTATCATCTAGAAAATCTACCCATCTTTGCAGGCTCTCGTCAAAGTCAGCCTGGGTTGCACCTGGTATTACAGTAGATTTATAGTTCCTTCCTTCATTAGTGGCGAGGTCTTTTATCTTCTTACGCCACTTTACTATGTCATTCTGCTGTTCATCGGTAAGTCTTTTCCTAGCTGTCTCTCCACTTAGAAGTTTGTCTACCCTGCGTTGGTAGGACTGCTGCATTTTAAGTGCTTCTTGGTCATTGATAACGCCCATGCTAACTATCTTGGGGTCAAGGTCAGCGCGAGTAGAAATTTCATTAGCTAAAAATACTCGGAAGATTTCTGGGTTAGCATATATAGATGCGCTGATAGCCTGCGCTTCTTCTTTTGTCGAAGCCATGAATGGAGTAAACGTGTTGAACCTTGAAATGCTTACTTCGGACTTTCTAAAGCTAGTACTTTTCTGAGCATCCGGACTTGTAAGGTCGCGCTCCTCATAAGATACCGTAATAGAATTTCCATCAAGATCAGTGGCCTCTTCTATTACTTCTCTTTCTAGTTCGCTATCTATTTTTACATTAGGATTTTTAATCCCTTTCTTGTCATTAAGAGTTGGGAGAGGCATGGTAGCGAGCGCCTTCTTTGTAGGTGTTAGCACAACACGAGCCCTAGTAGGCATGGATTCCTTTCCTCTTTGCATGGCTGCTGCAGCTCTAGCCTCACCTCGTTCAACGCCCGCTTGCTCTTTTAATCTATCCTCCTGTATATCTATCAGCTGCTTTTCAACATCTTTATCAGTTACCCTGTTAGCAATATAACGCGCCCTCTTCTCTTTAGCAAACCGCTTATAAGGCTTGCCTCTAACCAGAACCACATAAGGCTTCTCTTTATCAGGAGCTGGATCGTAGTCTATCCTAACCGGAACACCAGCTGAGTTCTCGGTATCCTCAGCATACTTTTTCTTCTTCTTCTCTCGTTTAAATTCTACAGTAGCACCGCTAGTAGTCTTGCGTTTAGTTCCTGCAGGCTTCCTTCCTGGAATCTTTTTCTTTTCTTTCGTTGTTCCATGATTCTCTAATAAACTAATCTTAGCAGCCAATAAAGAATTATGAGGTAATGGATCGCTTCTCCCGTCATACGTGGTGTGGTACTCACCCACCTCGTCTATAGTTATTTTAGCGGAAGCACCTGCAATTTTTGCAGTCCACGATTTACCATCCCTACTCTGACTGAACCGCTTGAAGGTAGACTGGCCCTTTTCAACAGGCTTCTTTTTCTCTCCTCTGTCTGGTTCAACAACAACTCCCGCCTCAACAACATCGCCAGCATCTACTTTAGGCTTGGCAGCCTGAGTTGCAGCCACTCTATCTGGTGCAGTCTCAGCGGCTTCTTCTCTCCTTCTTCCTTCGGCTTGAGCTACTTTTTCAGAAACGCCAGGCCAAGTTAATGCGTTTTCTTCATATTTATTAAAGCTATCACCTGCCAATCTTTTTTCAGCCATGATATCAATATAATAATCAGGGACAACTCCTTTTCCTTCGGTATTAAAGGTGTTAAATTCTGATTTTGACATACCCACATCTTCAGTAGAAAATGTGTAATCACGAGTCATCGTAACACCATCCACAGTTTCAAAAGTCTCTCTGTCAGTTTCGGCATCTGGTACGGGAGGAGTTACATCTGCTTGGGATGGAGTGGTATCTGGTTTCTTTTCAGTGGTAGGAGTAGGCTCTGTAGTAGGCAACGAGGCTATTTCTTCTTTAAGCTGGGCTATACGCTCCTCTAATGCTTCTACTTGTAAAGCTTCGTCGGTAACGGGAGTGGTAGCAGCCTTAGCTTTTTCGGCTGTAGCTGCTGCAACTCTAGCGCTATCTATCTCGTTAATACCCTTCCTAAC